GAAGAATACGAAAAATCACAAGGCATAGAAGAAGTTGAAAAACTCGCAATGACCGTAGTTACCAAAATGGTAGAACGCGAGGACATCACGGAGCCTGGTGAGGTTATAGAAAAGTTGGCTGATTTACGTCAACAAACACCAGAGGATTTGAAGGTCCTCGAAAAAGCGGTCGAGTTGGGTAGAAACCCCGGGAGTGAAGAGGGGCCCACAAAAACAGCGTCAGCTTTACTTGGTACTCTAACAGAGACACCTAGTGGAGATGACCAGGATAACATAACAAAATTTCTACTCGAAGATTATTAAAAATTAACGTAAGGAGATGCCCGAATGTTAAGAGTAATATCCGATTTGACATTGTGTGATCGCATTACTAGAGAGTACGAAGCTGGCGTAGCTACAAGCGGCGTTGCAGGTATGTGGGTTACTTTGAACTCAAGCAATAAGTTCGATTTAACTACAAGTGGAGCTGCAACTGGCTTGAGTTACCAAGTTTGGAATGAAAGTAATCGCGATGGCACAGTCGGTTTTACCCCCGATGTCGGCGCTATTGGTAAAGTAACTGTCCTAAAAGGAGGTTACCGTGCATTGACTAACCAAATATTATCAGGTGATTATTCATCTAGTTCTGTTGGAGATGCACTGATAGCTGGAGACGATGGCCTACTTCAAGCTGCACCGAACACGGTGGCTGGAGCAAAGGCGACAATAGCGTATGTAACACAGAAATTAGGATCTGTTACATACCTTGGCACCACTTACACTAACGTTGTTGAAATTCACGTTAAATAAAGGAGAATAGACTAATGGCAGATGTACCAGCAAATGTTATAAACGAATTGTTCGTTTCGAAGCTGGATCAACCAGAAGGTCGCGAAAAACTGGCTGCTGAAGGCTCTGCCTTCATACGCACGAAGTTACGTGAAGTATCCTTTGCGCGTAAAATTATCAACCCAGTGTATGTGACCAAAGCTGATCTACAAAGATCCGTACAACATGATGGTCTAGTTAAGATCGTCGATATAGAACCCGATTCAGCGGCAATGTCTATCAACTTCCGAGGGGGAGCTGATACGAGATATGTCGAGGGTGAACGCTATGAAATTCCTTTCTTCATGATTACTTCTGAAGATTTTCAGAAGACTGAAGAAGAATTACTAGCTTATGAAATGCCTATTACAGATGTTATCGAAAGAAACTCTGTAAAAGATATTCAAGAAATTGAAGACAACGCTTTTATTAGCCGTATTGATTCTGCAATTGCAGTTTCAACAAAAACAAGTGCTATAACAACTTCTGGTGGAAATATTACAAAGACCGTTTTTACGACTTTGTTTAATTTGCTAGAAGCCGGTGGTGGAACTACAGATCGTTTGAAAACTGATGTTGTTCTCATGAACAACCAAGATTACAATGATCTGTTATTGTGGGAAGCTACTAGCGTTGGTGACCAAGTTGGTCTTGAAATAACTGTTAATGGTTACACTTACGCCACATTGTTTGGCAAAAAGTTAATCGTGACAAATAAGGCTGATTTAGTTGCACAAGGTACCATGTATGGTTTTACAGCACAAGAATTTTTAGGAAATTTCTTCATCCTGAACGATACTCGTTTTTGGATTGATAAAAAGAAAAATCTTGTAACTTGGAGTGCTTATGAATCAATTGGAATGGGTATTGGTAACATCAGATCTGTTGCCAGTGTTACTTGGACTGCTGCATAATTAGCTAGTTTTTGGACAGGTAAAAATACCAAAGGGAAGATCATTTATTTGATTTTCCCTTTTTTATTGCGTAAATTAAGACTATAATTAAACCAGGAATTAATATGCCACAACAACCTCAACAATCAGTACAAATAAAAGATGTTATCTTAAACATCGTTAAAATTAAGAAGCAACGTGACAGTCTTCAACGAGAGTTGTCCTTAATGGATGCTCAAATCGAACAACAAACTAAATTTTTAGAAGATTCTGTAATAGATGAGATTCTTCTTAGTGCCGGCCAAGAACCGCCAATCCCACCAATCCCACCGAATAAAAAGATAGGGCCTCCTAAATAAGGAGGCTTTTTCTTATTGACATTCTCTCTTAAATATTATATATTTTCATATGGCAAATAATGAGAAGGTAGTGATTGCCGGCCATTGGGAAATAGGTTATATGACACCTATTATGGAAGCAAATTTTTGGAATCTTGTTTTAAGAGATTTCCAAGTTGATGGATGGATGATGACTCCCATATCTGGAATAAAGCATAATGAAGATTATAGATTAGACTTAGATGAGTTTGCTACTTATGAAGATATGTTAAATAGTTGTAATGATCTTCAGAGAGTATTTATAGAGCCGAGAACGAAACGTCAAAATCCTAATACAACATGGTTGCATGAATTCGAACATCCGGAAGAGTGTGTTTATATATTTGGATCGGCTCATTATGACCCGACGATTGTTAATAAAAGAGAACAGGATCATATAGTTTCTATAAAAACTATTCAAGATAAAGGCGTGTTGTGGTCAAATCAATGTTTGGCTATAGTATTATACGATAGGATGCTAAAAGATGGCAGTAACAATAACTGATAATAGAACAACTTTAGATCAATGTGATGTGGCAACTAATTTTAATGCTGGGGCCGCGATAAGTTCTATTTATGCTGAGGCTGGTTTTTCTATTGGAATTGCCTATAATGAAACTACTGGCCAGCTTTTCTTTAATGCCACAACTCCAGATTTTACTGGTTCTGGAAATAAATTAATTTATTTATGGTCAGCCTGTATTGCTACACAAAATAGTTATAAAGAGGGTACTCCAGCAGACAGTTCACATGCTATGTGGCTGTCAGACACAACCAATGATCTAATTATTTATATGGCTGGAAATGACCGGGATGTTTTTAAACATGCTGATGGTCAAGTAACATTTCAAAGTTTTGTAATTGATATGGATTATTTGGATACGGTGAATACAAATGGTGATCTTGCTGCACTGGCGGGTGATTATGCTTCATTTGATAAGACTACAACTACAATGGAAGTTGGGGCTTATTATGTGACTTTGACGAAAGCTCTTGGTGGTGGTACTAATTGCCATCTAGATATAATGCGTTATGGAATTGAAGGAATTTCTATTATTGATGGAACGACTGGGGACCGGGGAACTTTTGCTGAAATAGCCACGGCCGATAGAGACATTGTCGATGGGGCAGGACATGGAATACTTAGAGAGTATACTCCTGGTTCATATGGTGCACAAGGTACTATAAAGTTTGGCACTACCGCTACTGGAGATAGTTGGTTTGATGATTCTGGTTTTTCTTTAACTTTTGAAGATAGACTAGTTGCCGACGATAAATATAAAGTTGTGGTTCTGGGAAATGTGACAGGTGGAGAAGAAACAAATTTGTATTTAGCAGATGGCACAATTGCTTCTGCTCGTCCCGGTGTTGAAATTGTTATGTCTGGTACCGGAATAGACATCCTTGATTTAGACGGGGTAAATTTTGTTAATTTAAAGAACCCTGTTGCATTTCCAACAGATTCTAGTAGTTATGCTCATAGTGTAACAAATTGTGGTTTTTCTAATGTTGGCCAGATAACCCCAGGAACAGTGGATTTTACCTATAATTCGATATCAGCATATGACGAGAGCTTCGCAGCGGCTAATGGTGCTTTATTAATTGACTCATCTTCAAATGTAGCTAACTGGTCAAATAACAGTTTTGTTTCACTTGGAACCGGACATGCAATTTATATAACAGAGGCCGGCGAATATACCTTTACTAATAACAGTTATACTGGATATGCTGATCAAGGTGGCACAGATACAGATAGAGTAGTCTACAATGATTCTGGTGGTACAGTTACTCTTAATGTTGATGGTGGTGATTCCCCAAGTTATAGAGATGGGGTAAGTGCCACGACGATTATTGTTAATGCTAAAAACCATTATCTTTCTAACTTAGTAAATGGTAGCGAAGTTACCTACATGAAATTTGGTACAGCGGAAGATACTGGAACTACAGGAGAAACAACAGCGAGTAGCAGAGATTTTGACGATACAGGCAAGTCTTGGTCAACAAATCAATATCGAGGCAGGGTATTAATAATAGAAGAAGGCGCTGATGCTGGTCGTTATTATATTTATGCAAACTCAGCAACGCAATTAAATTTAGACACGGCACTGACTGCAACAGCATCAACCCTTGATTATAGCATTCAGGATGAAAATGACATGACTGAAGAGTTTCATGAAGAAAGCGTTACAGGAAATCAGACACAGTATGCT